CCCGCCGTTGCCGATGCAGGCACAGGGACAGCGGCTTGTTGCCCTTGAGCACCAGGATGGTGGTCGGGTCGAGGATGGAAGCCATGACCGCGCTAATCTGGCCGCGAAACAGCTTGAGCCCCCGCAAGAAGCCCACCGGGTCGATAGCGTCCTCCGGGGTGTGAAGATCCGCCATGCGAAACAGCACCTCGCTATCCACCTCGGCGAACCGAGGCAGGCCAAAGCGCTGAAACAGGTGGTCGGCGTTGAAAATGGTGCCGTTGTGGGTACCGATGACCACCCCGGCACGCAGGGGATGGTTATTGCGGTTGTTGGCCGGGTCGCCGCGCGTGCTCCAGCGGGTGTGGCCCATCAGTAGCGTGGTATCGGAATCAACATCGGCCAGTACCTGGCGAAACGCGCACCGCTCCACCAGGCCATGGGCCGGTTGCGGCTCCTTGTAGATGCGATGGAAACCGCCAGTCTTGAGCCAGGCAATCCCGGTGGCATGGGGGCCGCGCACCTCGCTGTGCAGCAGCAACAACTCGAACAAAATGCGCAGGTCGGCCAGGTCCGCTTTGGTGCGCCGCTTGCGCCCGATGATCAGCCCTACTTGTCCGCACATGGCTTGCCCTCCTCATAAACCTTAAAGTCCAGCGACGTGTCGTCGGGGAGGAAGCTCACCAGCCCCATCGCCGCCAATCGGGTCAAGAAGGCATCGGCGGCGCGATCGATGCCCACGGGCAATGGCTTCAGGTCGTCGCCCTCAAAGCTGGCCAGGACCTCAGTCATGTAGACGCGCGGCGTCATGGCGCTAGTGAAAGGCGTCTGGCCGCGCATCTGCTCGACAATCGTCAAGCTGTCGCGCCCGACGAGCACCTCGCCAGACATCTCCAGCGGTTCGCCTGTCAGGGTGGTGTCATGAATCATGACTTTCATTGCCGGGTCCTCCTTAAGCGGCCAGGGCTTGGGCCTGGATGGTGGGCTGGGGCCGCCCGTGCTTCCAGGCGCCATTGCCGGGCATGTTCTCCAGCAGGAATTTGCGCGCGGTCTTGAACTCGGCGCCGATCATGCCGAGACGCAGCAGGAACACCCGGAAGTCGTACTTGGCGCTGGCCGGGTCGAATTCGCGCTTGGCGCTGGCCGCCGACCGGGCATTCAGGGCCTTGGCGGCAATCGCCAGGACCAGTTGCACGTAGCTCTTGATCTTGCCGGCATGCAGCGTCGCCTCAAACCAGCGGAACTCGACCGTGCCCCGGTACCAGACATTGTGCAGGTTGACCCCGTAGTAGCGGGTATCGTCATAGTGGGTGGGGTTAGGTTTGGCGCGGCCATACCAGAGGATATTAAGGTCGTCCTTGGTTTTGGGGCGCTGCTGTTCCAGCTTGGTGATGAAGGCCGGGTCAATAGGCTTGGTGTAGCTGCGCAGGCGCTCGGGGCTGATGCCAAGGGCATGCAAGATCAGTGGTTCCTGCTTGTAGACCAGCTTGGCCAAATTGGCGATCTGTTTGGCCTCGAAGGGCGCGGCGTCGACGTGGATGTGGATACCGCACCTGGCGTCGACCTTGGCGCGAGCGACGCGAATCTGACGCACCACCTGCTGCAGGGTGTCGATGTCGGCGTAGGTCAGTACCGGGCTGACCACCTCGGCACGGAGATGGGAAGGGACGCTGATCAGGCTACCGTCGTGGACTACCTTCCAGGTGCGTCCCGCCAGGTCCTCGACGTGGTAGGCGACCTCGTATGGACCGTAGTTGTTATGTTGGCTGATGGTGCCGCCGACCACGAACTTGATGGCCTCAGCCACCATGCCGCGCGTTTGGCCGACGGTCTCGATCTCGATGCCGAATCTCAGGTCGTGCAGATTCATGCGCCCCTCCGGTTATGTGGTTGAATGGCAGGGGGAATCCCCGCCGTCACACACAGTAACGCTTAAGCGCGCACAGATTGCAAGCCATCGGAACAGATATTTTCGTTTGCGGACAAGGGGTTGTGAAAAGGTTGCGCTTTACCACGAAGAGCACATCAAAAACCTCTGCTACCCACGAATAACCCTATTCTTCATCGGTAGAAATAAAGCCCCGATTTATTTCAAGGGAGGTAATGGGGTGAATTACCTCCCCCCTGGCATTGTCACGCCTCAACCCGCCAGATGGCTGGGATGACGCTGCCAAAGCTATCCCCCGGCCCCAGGGCCTTACCAAAGTCCTTACCCGCCATCTCGGCCACCATCTGCCGCGCCAAGGCCGCGTTGTCGCCTTCCCGGGCTGGGGCCTGGTCGTTGTCCGCCTGCTCTGCCGCGTCGCCCGTGTCGCCCTCCTGGGGCGCCTCCTGGCTCTCATCCAAGGCCGGGCCACCTGGCTCCTCCGGCGCGGGGCCGCCTTGGTCTTCCGGCGCGGGGCCACCCTGGGCATCACCACTGGGCACACCACCCGGCGGAGCTGGAGGTTGATTGAGCTGCAACCAGGGACCGACCAGGCTGGGGTTGACGGGGGCGTCTCCCAGTGGGCCATCCAAAGGCGGGATGCCCTCCTGGGCGCGCATCTCGTTGACGGTCAGCACCAGCTTGCGCGTCTCGAATTTCTGCTGCTGATCCTCGTCGTCCAGCCCCGCCCAGCGAAACACGTAGTGGTCGCTGAAGTCGGCGACAATAAAATCACTGATCGTGCTTTCCAGATAGGACATCAAGGGCCGCAATCCGGAATCCTTACTGGCCGCCATCTTCTCGGCGGTGTCAGAGCCCGACAGCGCAGAGGTATTGCCGGCAGTAAAGGAGTCGAAGTTGATCTCGGCGGGGCTCATGCCGTAGATGGCGCAGACGATACTCGTCAGGAACGTCATCCACTTGGTGAAATACATCTCGTTGAAGCCGTTGTCGATGCGCTCATAGGTCACCTTCGATTCGGCGGTACGCGAGGCCATCACTGGCAGCGCCCAGGCGTTGTTGACCCCGCGCACCATAGCATTCCAATAGCGACGGAAGGCGCTCATGTCCTCCTGGCTGTACTCGCCCACCAGATTGAGGATGCCTTTGGGGATCGAGTTGGAATCGAAACCTTTAATGTTGTAGGTCATGGCATTCAGCCAGCCTGTCACTACCCGGATCAGCAATTCGGTCTCGCCCAGACCGTACCCGGCCAGGCGCACGTCCGCGCGGGGGTTGCGCGGCTCGTAGATCAGGTCGTCGGTGGTGTAGGCGGTGACAATCTGCCCTTCCACTACCTGCACGGCATAAATCTGATCGTCGCCGCGATAGCCCTCTTCGGTACACAGCCGGATGGTGGAGCCATCCAGGGCATAAAAGCCGTCGATGCCCTCGCGCCGGTTACGCTTTAACTCGGTTTCAATCGGGGCGCTGTCGTACACCAGCGATTCGCGCACCAGCTTGGCCAGGAATTGGCTGAAGTTGTCGCGTTTGAGCGCCTTGCGTCGCCGGGGATTGAACTCCCACCCGCAATGCTGGATGAACTTGGACAGCAAACGCACGCTGTCCTGCTCCTGTTCGGTGAGCGTGTGGTCGGGGTCGATGTGGGTGATGAGAAAGCCTGGTCCGTCGTCGTCCTGTGGGCTGGCGAAACGATGCACCTGGCGCACGCGGGTCATAATGACAGCAGACAAGATGGGCGTCTGATCGACCATCTGGCGCAGGGACTCGTAGCCAATAGGACTGGGACGCTCGAAGTAATCGCCGTGGGCGAACACCTGCAAGCCGTCGAGATACACCGACTGCATGCCGCGTTTTCGATTAGTTGGGCGGCCAGGGAAAGGGATGATCTGGGCGGCCTTGACCAGTCGCGCTTCTTCGTACTGATCCTGAATATAGTCAATGATGGGCCGCAGGTCTTCGCGGGGGATCAGGTCGGACAGGCCAGGCATGGCGTCCTGGGTAAGCTCACGTTGGGCGTCGTGGCGCTCGTCGCCCGGGGCCTGTGGGTCAAAGGCGATGTGACTGGCGGTGCTCATGCAGTTCTCCACAACGATGCAAAATGTCTCAGGGTCACCCGTGCGGAGGACTCGGCCAGCATGACGCGACCAAGCGCAAACATCAGGCCCCTGATGCCGGGGTTGTTGTTGTCGCGCACTCTCCGGCTTGCGCGTCGCCGCATTCCCCCGTGGGGACCTCGGCGCCAGGATCAAGCTTATAACAGTGTGCCGTCACGACCACCTTATCCAACGACTTGTGCATCAGAATTTATTTCACAATTAACTTGCTAGAGGAAATCCTTTCGCTATACTGACATCAACGGGACGCGCATAGGGCGCAACCCACTGGCCAACCTGGAGATTCCCGATGGCAGCCCTGATCGACCTGAGCAACAACCGCCCCAACATCGCCTACGTCGGGCAGAAGCCCTGGCATGGCCTGGGCAAGCAGCTCGACCCCACCACCCCCTTGGAGACCTGGCGCATTGAGGCCGGTCTCGACTTCCAATACCTGGGGGCGCCGGTGCGCTTCCAGATTGATCCGGACGCCGAGGCCCTGACCTTTCCGCGCCGCCAGGTCATCTAACGCTCCGACACCTTGGCGCCGATGTCGG